AATTGTGTTCCTTGTTCGATAAATCTAAAAATATCTCCCGATGAACCATAACTTAAAATCGTTTTCCGAGTTTGTACATTTAATAAAACTTCTCCAGTAAGAACACTAACTGCCCTTATGGAGATTGTAACAACATCTTGTCGATATTGTTTCGCATATCCAATACCAAGTGTCCGTGCGCCTCGTCCACCCGTTAATATATTAGAATCATAACCAATTATACCACCTTCAATTAGCATTCCTGCAAATAGTAGTGGTTGTAAACCTTGGGGTTCTTCCCCCGAAATTTTTGCGTAATCTTGTCTTGCACTTCTAATGATCTGTCTTTCTCTTAGTAATGCATCGATGCCGTTTCTTTCAACGACTCTAAACCATGTTCCCCCACCAGCAGTCTTAAGTGCATCGATTAACATCTCTACACCACCTTGTGTTACTGCTGTCGAGAAAGATGCTATGTTTGTAACTGATTTTCTCTGACCTGTTTTGTCATTAAAATTATATACTGAAACTATTGGCATTTCTTCAGCAGGTGGTAAATTAAGTAAGTCAATATATGCAGGTAACTTTACAACTTCTGGACTCTCTACACAAATAAATTTAGAACCTGCATACTTTCTAACACCTGTGTAAACATCTTTGCCCCAACCTTCATCAAACTTACCTGTTTCATATGAACAATCTGCAGGGTCTTCACTCCATTTAGGAACCGAAGCACAACCTGACAATAGCAATGTTAATGCTAAGAGTGTTCGTAACATTTTATCCTCCTGAACCTGTATCTGGATCTTGACCGAAGTTACCAGTGCCAACTGGGATCTCAACTACTGTTTCTGTTCCGTCTTCACCTACAATTGTTAATCTTATAACTTCTGCACCATCGGCATTTGTAATTACTTCCCATGTAATACTATTACCTTCAAGCATGAACGATCCAAATCCCGCAGGATTATCGTTTGAGAACATACTCTCTACTAACTGCTTTGCAAATTGGGCATAGATTCTTGATTCTAAGTTCCTAATAAATTTTGCAAGGGTACTATTCTCTGCTTCACGTTCAGCGGCCTTTCTTGCTGATTCGAGTGCTTCTTCGATTGCTTTCTTTCTTGATGTCTCTTGGTTCTCAATGGTTAAGTAATGGGCACCTGTACCCTGTCCACTGAATGAGGGATTTTTGAAACCAAATTTGATTTCATCTGCCATGATCGGCATTGATATTAATAAACTAAGACTTAATAACTTTATCTGGTTTTTCATTACGTAGTTTCTTCCTTAAACGTTCTGCTTTTCTGTACTCTAATACAGTATTCAGTTTTTGCTGAAGTCTAATTTGATCCTGATCTAACATTCTCATTTGATCGATCAATCTAATTAGAGATATCTTTTGTTTCTCTATTCTGGGTTCTAGTTCTTCAGTTACATATTTCCATATGAAGTAAATGAAGTAACCCATTCCCAATGACATGACGACTGGGTATCCAAATTCGTCTACAACCTTGATTACTTCTTCGACCATTAATCTCTCCTAGCATCAATACTTCCATCTTCCACGAAGTTCTCTGCTCTGGCGACTCGATCAAGGTCTGGTTGTAGTTCTAAGGATTGAGATATAAGCAAATCAATCTTAACGATCTCGTTATTCATAACTCTACATCTGTCTTCTAGCATGTCAACCATGCCAGTTAAAGTCTTCACATCATCTGATACACCCTCTAAGATGTATCTAAGTGTTAGGAAGATAAAGAATGCCATTACGATTGCACTTGCAATCGGGACACCGACTTCATTGATTAATAATAGTATATCTTCCATCACCTATTATTTATACAAATCGTCTATCGGGACACAAAAAAAAGGGTGCCGAAGCACCCTTGTTCTTTTAAAGTGTGTTGTTACTTCAATTGAGTATGAATGGAGTTAATAATCTCTGCTTTAGTGCCAGACTTCTTAACTTTCAGACTCTTCTTCTCTGCAAGATCCACAAGTTGAACTTTAGTTAATTTCTTAAGTTCTGCCTTGCTTGTAATACCATTGTTGTTTGCATCTGCATTTACAACTGGTCTTACTGCAGGTTTAGAGACAGGTTTTGTAACTGTAGTAGAACTACTGCCACTATCGCCTCTAACATAGAAGACAACTGCTAGTATAACAATTATACCAATTATCACATATTCCATATTTTTCTCCTATTCTGAATAGTTGTACTACTATTCTATCATAAAAGTTACTTATCTAAAAGAGGGTTTTTGTCTTTTGCTTTACCTACTGCTAAAGCAAGAACTTCTAACCACTTATACACTTTTGCCCACAACTTATCATCGGCCGGGGTCGGTGTTAATGCTACAACTACTGAGCATATTGATATAATAACTGGAACTATCATAAGTAAGTTCCATATACCCATAACAAAATCTATAATACCTTGAAACATAATTGTTCCTCCTAAGTGATATATTTAGTTGTTTTTACTACCTATTGAGTATTTTGTAGTAAGTTTCCAATTTTCTTTATCTTTAAAACTCACAATTTTAATCTGAGACAATGGTGCCCTAGGTGTTTCGATCTTTGATTCGTCTAACACCTTAATTAGATTCCATTGCTTAAGTAAATCAATAATGGTATTTCTTCGACCAACATCTGATTCATCAAACGTTGCCTTCTTACCATCTAATTGGAATAATTCTTTGAAATGTGTAATGTAATACTTGCCCTTCTTGTGCAAGATGTGACATGATTGGAAGAGTTCTTGTTCTCTACGTGATGCAACTCCGATACGTGTGAGTGTCTCACGTATCTTTAAGAAGTCGTCTTTTTGTTCGAATGATATTTCGACTAAACTATTTACTATTTCCTGTTCGTCCATTGTGTTTACCACCTGTATGCATTCTGTCTTTCAATATACGGTATTGTTTTTCATCAAGAAGTTCAAGATACTCTTTTGCTTTCTGAGTAGAAACACCGTAAAAATCTTTTACAGTTTCTAGTTTCTTAGATTCATATGGTTTTTGCCACTTACTGAATCTTTTTCTTTTTCTAAGAGTATTTATGAAAAACAAGTACTGAAGACGGTTATCTAACCCGTGCTTACAGTTTAACTCGTTTACTAGAAAGACGGCATCTTGGTGATAAGACAACGCCCGATTTATGAGGAATGGTTGATATGCTTTCTCTTCGACCTCATCAACCATGATATCGACTTTATCATAACTTACATTTTTAACAAAGTCGAAAGGATTTCGTTTAGACATACTGTGGTCGAAACTTTGGTTTTGAAGATTGTTGAACTCTCTCGTATTGCTGGATCAAAGCATCGCCTTTGAGTTTCATACCAAACTTACGAATTTGTTTTCCGTTTCTGCTTCTTACGATAAGACCATTGTTATATTCTACATCTGTCACAGTTTTACGTGGAGTACCATCTGTGTCTTCTGGGTGATCATCATACCACATAGAGTTAAAAGAATGTACATGAATGCTTTTAACACCCTTTGCCCATTCTTCTGCTTCGAGAATAATTCTTTGTCTTTCTACTTCGTTATCATATTGAGTCATGTATTATCTCCGTCTCTATATTCGACATCGTGTTTTGCGAACAGTCTGTCTGCTTGTCTTTGGAATGACTTTTCAATTCTTTTGTCAAACCATTTTTGAAACCATTGTCTTAACTTACCCATTATTTGAATTTACACTCCGACATAATTTCTGTTAGACATGCAGTAAAATTAATCTCTGAGTCCATTGCAAATGCAGATTTGTATTGATAGTCTGCAATGATTAGAACTGCCGATGGTATTGAACTTGGTTCAAGTCTTTTCTCTAATGCATTGAAAACTTTTCTATACAAAGTATTGAAATCGTTATCAGCATTTTGACCAACCCACTTTCTCATACCAGACCAATCTTTACTTTTCAACATGTCGACCAGAGGTGTTAGTTTTTCTTCTGATAGTGTTGCTAACAAACCACTATCAATTACACCTGATGCACCATAACGTTGTACTTCATTGATACATCTTCTAAAGTCTGGGAAGAATTTAAGTATCAGTTCTACTAATACTTTCTCTTCGTATTTAATACCCTCATCATCGCAAATCATCTTAAGTCTATTCATAAAGACTGAAGCAAGTTTTTGTTTTTCTGTGGGTGTTATTTTGAAATCAATAACTGTACATCTACTGTGAAGTGCAGGAATAATTCTGTTCTTGTAGTTACATGTAAAAATGAATCTACAGTTGCTTGAGAACTCTTCTATGAAGTTTCTTAAAGCAGGTTGAACTGAATCTGCTGATATATAATCTGCTTCATCAAGTATGACGACTTTAGAACCACCACTGAGTGACACTGTAGATGCAAAGTTTTTGATTTTAGTTCTGAGAGTGTCGATAAGACGACCCTCATCTGATCCGTTAATGACAATAAAGTCTGCACCGATTTCATTACACAATGCTTTCGCAACTGTAGTTTTACCAATGCCTGCTGAACCAGTTAGTAACAAATTTGGTAGTTCGCCATTCTTGACAAACTCTTGAAAACTTTTCTTGATCGATGCAGGTAGTATTGTCTCTTCAATTGTTTGAGGACGATACTTCTCTACGTATAAAAATTCGTTACTCATAGTTGACCTAACCCCTCCGATAGATCGTGTAGAATGCCAAGAGATTGATGAGATATTCTACTCCCATGATAATTGTGGAGACTAGCACTTTTATCACACATAATTATATTATATATGTTACACATTGTATTTTGAATCTGGTTCAAGTGCAATGAAGTACTCTAAGTCTATATCCTTGTTTTTGAAGTTTGAAATACCTTTCGATGAAACCAAGACTTCATAATTACCATCTAGAACTTTCAAGTTATCAATCTTAAAGTTCATTGTAAATGAAACACCTGTACCTTCTCCAACGATTCTGCTGAATGTATTTGATGTTGCATTCTTTTTATCAGTTACTACTAACTCGATTTTAGTACCATCTGATTGTAGTACTAAATCACTAACACCTAAAACACTGGCCGCTTTTTGCAATTCGCCAAGTAGTGTTGATGATAGATCAACTTTAATCTCTGCATCAGGCATTGTAATCATCTTCTCTGGCGATGTCACCATACCCTCACTTGCATAGAAGTAAGTCATGCTAGTATTATCATCACTGATACTTGCAGATGCATCGTTAAATGCAAAGTCTGGATTATCTAGCAATGATACTGCACCTAGAAATTCTCCTAGATTGTATATACTAAACCCTTGGTCAAATGCTTCTGAAACAGTTGCTACTGCCAAGATGTTTTTCATATTCGAAATAGTCTTCAATTGAGAACCTGTCTCAACTTTGATACCCGAATTTATTGTTGCGAAGTTTTTTAATATACTTCTTGTTTCTTCACTTAATTTCATTCTCAGTCTCCTTATCGTGAACGTGTAACATAAACAAGGCATAGTGCAAAACTTTTAACAAGTCTGCTCTATTCTTGCCACCTTTCTTTCCGTATCTTTGTGCATATTTCATAATATTGCCGATACAAAAACCTTCACCATGTCCTGAGTCAATAATAAACTCAGTACTCTGGTATTTGTTTAGTGAGTAATGTTGGTCGTATGTATTATCAATATAAGAGGAAAACTCGTTTAAGAGTTTGTCCTCGTTATATTTGTAGTCGATATTATTACTCATCGTATTCATTATACTCTGAAGACTCTGAATCTTCAAGAGGGTTTTCCATGTCGACCCCTGCATCTACTTTGGTGTAGAGGTCGAGAATGGAACTTCTAGTTTCTTCATCGAATCTTGTAATACACATTTCGATTGACTTCATTTTGTCGTCAAACATTCTGAATGCATTGACAATGTGAACAAGTCTCCTTGTAGTAACAACATCATCGATAGCACCCTCGTAATAGGTCTTTCTGATAATGTCTGCCCAGTCGACAAGTTTGTCACAGAACTCTTCATCAACAGAACCACTTAGTTCCATTTCTTTCTTAAGAATTCTCTTCTCAGTTGACACTGGTGGATATTCTTGTTGCATTGTGATGGCGAATCTTTCAAGCATCGCCTCGTTCATGATCTGAGTTCCGATGAACTTGCCATCTTCTGAACCTTGACCCTTTGTATTAGCAGTCGCAAGAATTGTAAATCCTGGTGCAGGTGTCACCCACTCACCAGTTTTCTTGATTAGATAACCTTTACCTTCAAGAACTGATTGTAGACACATCAACTTGTTAGAACCAAGATCGACTTCATCGAGCAAGAGTACGGCACCCTTTCTCATTGCTTTGATAACAGGACCTTCTCTGAAAGTAATGTTACCATTTTGAAGAGTATGACCACCCATCAAATCATCTTCATCAGTCTCGATGGTGATATTGACCCTGTAGAGTTCTCTCTTCAGTTGGGCACATACTTGTTCGATCATCAATGTTTTACCATTACCAGATAACCCTGTCACAAAGACTGGGAAGAAAATCTTAGACTTGATAATCTGTTTGACATCTTTGAAATGTCCAAACGGAACATAGTTAGTCATTTTCTCAGGAATGATTTTTACATTGTCTTCGATCAGATTCACTGCTTGAGTCTGAGCGGCGACAGGCATGTTATTAGAAACAGGTGCTGGTGTCATTGGAATAACCGTTGGTTGTTTCACATTTTGAACTGCTGTCGGTGACAAACCACCAAGTAACATAGTCAAATCATATGACGATTTATCAGCAGAAGCAAAAGGGAACCTTGTTGACTTCACCCAGTATGGGGTGTGTGATAGTTTTTCTAAATCTTCTTTTAGAAAAACAGATTGCTCAGGAAAGGCAGATTGAAGTTCTGCTAAGAATTCTTTCCTATCTGGAGTCATGTGGAATTTCTTCCCTGTAGAAAGTATGACTGACTCCGATTCGTCATACGATCTTTTTATATTATACTCATTGTGTGCTTTCATATAGTCTCCTTAAAATTACACGTTAAATTTCTCATCAGTTATAATGGTATCAAAAAGTGAGGGTCATTGTCAACCCCTTAACCCAAAATAATTTCTGCATCTACTTCACAGGCAACTTTTTTTGCCAGTTCTTTAAAGTCTTTACATCTATAAGGTTCAAACTTAGAATACATCTGAGTTGTCTTATTATAAGATGATCTGATTCTTGTTTTGTGCTTTGCTTTTCCGTATGATGCTTCTTCTAAATCTTTCCACCCATCAACTGGAAAAAAGAAGTAGTCTAACCTATCTTCAAATGGATTATAGATCACTGCTCTTATAGAACCAATCTTTGTTTCGAGTGACCCGATGGACACCCCACCTCTAGGTTCCACACTTGCAGTCTTACTATCTGAGTAATCATCAAAATCAAATCCAGATTCATCTACAAAATTGTACCCTCCGACCTTTGCTAGTGCTAGTTCGATTAAGTATTCAACATTGAATGCTTTGCACATCTTGATTGATTCTTCAGTTAAACCAGGTACGATTTTGAATGGGACAATTATATCCCTCATTACACACCTTGCTTTTGCTTCTCCCTTTTCACCAATTTGTGATAGTGCTATCTTGGTCATTATTCCATCTCCTTGATTAATCTGCCTAGGTCAACACTGATTGATGTCTTAACACCTTTTCTTTTTGTCCAGTAACTGTCATTGTTTACCCAGTATCTAAATGCCTTACATTCAACTTTTTCAGATGCACATTCTTGTTGCCTCTCACAGTTGAACTTCACACATGGACCAGGACCAATGTTTGCCATTGCTTCAGCAAATTTGTTCCTTGCGACATTGCCACCATCTGGGAAGTTTTCGTATTCAGTTATATCAATTGCTAAGTTTCTCATTATGCTATCTCCTTTATGAACTCAGTTGTTAGAAATCTAGATGTTACTTTAGACTTCTGATTCTTTTTAAATGCTGAAGTCAACCTAGACTTCTTAGCATCGACCAAGTCGTCTGACAATTCAGTATCACTTGATGCAGTTAAGTTATTTTTGTAAGTAAAGAATAACTTGTTGTAACCTTTAGTTTTGAAAACGTAACCAGTCTTTCTCATTGCTTTCCAGATTTCATCTTTCTCTTCCCAAGAAATGCCAGGCATGTAGTGGGTAGTAGTTGAAAAATCTTTCTTCTTACTGAAGACAAAGTAACCAGTGATTGTAACGTTACAAGTTTCTGATATCCACTCAAGTAGATTAGCAGTTCTGTTCCAGTCACCATAGTTGTAGTCACTTGGTTCATGGTAAAGATACGTCTTGTTAGTGTAAGGATCAATCAAGTATCTTTTCATGTTTGATCTGCCGATCCAGTCACTACCCATCTGAGACTTAGCATCTGCAAACTCTTCGTCGGACTGTCTGAGCAAGTCTGATTCATGACTGAAACCATCAGTGATAATTGTCATGATTGACTTTTCAATTCCGTACATTCTGTTGAACTCTGGGATCCACTTTCTCATTGCTAGTAAACAGTGATTAAGAGGTGTCCCGCCAAGTCTGAAGTTGTTTGGGACCAAGTCACAATAATTAAGATCATTTCTCTTATCATAATATGAGGCATCTTCTGGGTCAAGGTTGAATATTGAATTTAATAATTCAACATCTTCTGAATCAGCAGGTTCCCAACCTTGAAGTATTTCAGATTTCCAGAAGTGCATGTACATTTGAGAAAGAATATTCAAACCCTTAGTGTACTTTTTACCACTCATTTCGTTTGAAAGAAGTTCTACAAGTTTGCCCTCACCACTTGACCAGTAATCTTCACCTCTCATAATTGAATCTGAGAACAAGAAGATTCTGAAAGGAATCTGAACTTTGTTACAGAATTCTGATAAGATGAAAGTTTGCTCGATCAAGTCTTTAATCTCATGAGAGATAGAACCTGACCAGTCAAGTAACACGTTAACACCGTGATTCTTTCCGTCTGGTAAATAAGTAACTCTCTTGAATACATCTTCAATGATCTGATACTTTGCAAGTCTATTCATATCAAGTTGACCACTTTTACCAGTGAATGCTTTTGCTGATCTCATGGCAGTCTGTCTCATTTCAAACTCTTTTGCCATGTGGGCAACAATACTTTTGTTTTTGTCTTGTAGATATTTTCTAGTACCAGGTCCAGCAAGAGGTATAAATTGCATTGACTCTTGTTTTCTTTTTAACTTCCAATTATCTGCTTTGTCGGCATCAGTGATCACCATCATTTGATCGAAGTCGTTGAACACCTCAGTGTAAGAGTAGTACATATCATCTATGTTCTTCCAGTTCTTTTTAAGATCGATGCTAGTTTTGATACAAGCATTCTCATCTATGAACTGGTCTTCATTATTGTGAGCAAAATGTTCAGTCAATGATTCTCTAGCACCATTTTCATCGTCATGCATTCCGTAAGAAGTACCACCGAACTTGCCACCAGTCTGTTTAATCTGCTCTTCTGACTCTGATACATCGTCTTCAGTCTCTTCAGAAGCACCCGCTGGAACGTCTCCAGTACCCGTAGGAACGTCTGGGAGAGAGTCTTCTTGCTCTGAGTTCTCTTGCTCTACGTCTGACTCTTCGCCATCAGAACCAAAATCATCTTCATAATCTTCTTCGAAATCGTCCTCATCTTCGTCGATATCTTCGATATCTGAATACTGATAAGTGATTGCTTGGTCTGATTCGTCTCTTGTTTCGTTTTCTTTTGACCACTCATAGATTGCTGTAGCAACTTGAACAACATCTTCCCATGTCTCACACTTAAGTGAAGCATCTAAGAACACCTGCTCTTCATCGGTCAGTGTAATTGAAACTCTTGAACCACACTTGGTGATCAAATTGATCTTGTCAATCAATGAAAGTTCTTGAAGATTTCTATCTTTGATTCCAAAGAAGTCTCTCTGCATCAATTCATTGTATGCGGCATAAAAAGACTTTCTAAGTCCAGCAAACTTGTCTTTAATCTTTCTTTCAATTCTGACATCTTCTACAACATTGAGATAACCCTTGAGAGTTCTATTCTCTTTAAGAGTAGAATGTAACCCTTCGAAAGGTGTATTCAATGCATGACCAACTTCGTGACCCATAAACAAGTCATAAAGTTCTGGTGAAATATCATCTTTGAAAGTAGGACAAGCAAGTATCCTGTTCTTTACATCAAAGTATGCAGTTGGTATTTTCTTGTGAAGAACTGTGATGTCTTCTGACGCCATCAGTTTCGCAAGAGTTGATTTTTGATTTTTAAGTTTCTCAGTCATAGGATTAGTATATAAAAAAGTAGGGGTTACTGTCAAGGTTTAATTTAAAAAAGTTTCCCAACAACCACTTACACCAATTGCAGAGTTGTCGCAACCTTGTCCATCAAACCACCATTCCATTTCTAGACCTTCAAAAGATTCTAGAAGAATTGTTGTATCAAAGAAGTCTCCTTTTCTCAGACTGTATTGGTCTGTCTCAAAGAATCTTCCTTCTATGAAATCATTGCCCACTTTCTTTACGAAACCTTCGTATGATTTTCCGTTTTGTTTGTATCTAAAAAGATCGAACTCGTTAACTATTGATAACAGACTCACGCCATATCTCCTAGTTGTTCGAATCTAAGATTGATTAGACAATCGATGAAGCAATCATCTGTAGTGAATTCACCCGGTAAAGCACCGATTCCGAACTCTTTCTCTATTGCCCAGATTACATTCCAGACATCACCATCGAACAGTTCAAGAACATCGTCCTGAATCTTCTCAAGTATCATTGTATTTGTATTGTTTGACATAATGTATCTCCTTTCTTTATTACTCTACTAGTATATAAAAAAGTGAGACCCATTGTCAAGGTCTTAGGAAAGTTTTTTTAGATTCGGCCGTCTTCTTTCATAGCAAGTCGCCATGAATCTTCATCTAGATTTAGATCGTGGACAGGTTGCATCATCATCTGCTTTTCTGGTGATGATGAGAACCAAAATGATACAGTGTATCGTGAATTTCTTCTGATTTTTTCTACGCCATGGGGTAGATAGATTCCTTGAAAGAGAAGTCCAGCACATGCTTCTGGTTCAAAGACTTGATATTGATAGTCTCTTACAACACCATCAAAGTTCATTTCTTGACCTTCAGGTATATAAGTTCGACCACCTCTGAAATCATCATTGAGATATAGAATACATGTCCATTCTCTTGCTGGTCTATCGATAGTTGTTTGATGATTCATTTCTTGATTAGAATATGTGTCGACATGAGGGTGTTGTTCACCCCCAATTGGCCATTCATTTAAAGCAATCATTTCTGGCCACACTACTTGATTAGATATCTTTCTGATATTGCCAACCAAATCATATGAAATTCTTATCAATAGATCACGAATCC